CTAACTAAACTTGAAATGCCACCAAACAGGCTACTACTATTCGCTGCTAAACCGGGTCCACCGCTCAATAAACCAATTCCCGCCAATCCAGCACCAGCTATCTGACCCAGCGTCGATGGACCCGGTGCCGTTGTTGTCTGCCCTGTAAATAGTGCAGGGTTAAACGGTGTCGCTGTCATTGCTGACTGCAGAAATCCCAGCTGACCATATGGGTACTGCTGTTGAATTAGTTCATCTTCACGCGCAAGATCTAATCCTAGCTGACCAAAACCTTGTTGTTGTGCCCCCTGTGCCTGTAAAGCAGTAGCGTCTGTCAACAGTGACTGCTGTTGTAATCCTGCCAAGTCACCCGCCAGCGCACCTGAACGCAACAGACGTTCCTGATCTGTTTGAAATGTTGCTCGGTTGAGAGCGCCTGCGGCACGATTTGCTTCTTCTTGCGCTACTTCACCCCTAAGACCTAAGTCCTGATCTCGTTGGAACGCACCCATTGCCGTGTTGAAACCCTGATCACGTAACTGACCTGTCACTTGCCCGACACTGTCTAAGTAATCTTCCTGTGCCATCGCATCCATAAGACCGTGACGACTACCGCCAAAGGCTCCTGCCCTCTGTGCGGCTCCCTGTCGCGCTAAACCCTGTCGCTCATATTCTTCACGCATATCAACGAGAGTGTCGTCAATCACACCTTCTCTATACATCGACTCATAAGGTGCAAGAACCGCAGTAGTCATTGCGGTTGGAGCTATCGTGCTACCAGCAGCGTAGTCAGCTCCCCCAACATCAGCGAAGGTTCTTCCACCCTGCGTGTTTCTCGCAACCGCTGCCTCAAGGCTTGGATCTGCGGCACCAATATTGTCACGGATAAGGTTGAAAGAACCCATCTGATCGGTGGTAAAGTCTTGTATACGTGGCTCTGTATACAGCGGAAAGTCCTGACGTTCCCTGTAGATGTCCCGTGCTGTATCATAGAGTTCCTTCTGTGCGGCTGTCTGGTACTGGTAGTAATCCTCTAGCCAGTCAGGAACATCTGGAGTCGAAACCGTCGTCTGGGTGTTAGATCCGCAACACATACATACCACCTACTCGCTTAAAGCTATTCATTTCAAAAAATTTATCTTTAGCTTTTAACCTATCCCCCGTTGTGACACCAATCATCAGTGGGAGATCAAGTTCGCGAGCGTATGCTTTAAGCTCGTTTAGCAGTAACTTTGCCGCTGGTGTACGTCGTGCTTTTGCACTGACATAAAACACACCTTCGTTAATAAAGGTTTCTTTCGAAAACCAATAGTCAGTTACCTTGACTAAGGTTGCTCCGATTATATCATCATTCAACCTTACTATATAGCCTTTACCGTTTATTATATGATCAGCAATATAACGTATAACCTTCTCAACATCTACCGCAGGGTAATGTTCACTGTACTCCTTGTGAAATTGTTCAATCAGAAAGTGTGCTAGTAGAACTACATCATCTTTTGTTGTTGCTGTTGTCGTTAAGCTTTTATTATTCAGCGTCTAATCCAAGAATACCAGATACATCAAGTACCTCTGGTATATAACCTAGTTCGTTAGGATAAAAATCATGCATTCCCGCACCTCTTCCAGTTGATCCGTATACGCCCGTAACCTCTCTCGAAGCCCCCGGCGTGTTAGCTGGCACATATTGTTTGACAAGTTCGCCTTGCTGATTAAGAGCCATTATATAGTATCGAACACCAACCCCCTGTTCTGCCAACAGATCTATTGTATCGGTCGGGTTGACATCCAATCCACTGTAATCAATTGGCTGGTATGCATCACCGGGTGTGCGTGGGCTAAACGATCTGCCATCTGGTATTGCTGGTGGCATTACTAGGCTCATGGTAGTTGATCCTGACCCATCACCACCACTACCACTACCGCCGCTGCCGCTGCTGCTGCCGCCGCCCGAAGATGCTATACCTAGCCTCCCTTCTTCCTGACCATAGTCTAAGAAGTGACGGTATAACCTGTCGGGTGAAGAGCCATAAACACTAACAACATCAGGATTGTTTGCCGCATAGAAAGCACCATCAAATGTTTCTTCGGGTGGTGCTACTATCTGCGATGCATTAGTTAAACGACCTGTATCAGAGTCGCCAGAAAAATCTGTTTCGCCTACACCAAACCGCATATAGTGACCCAATAATTCTCGCGGATTTGAACCAACAGCCGCCACAACATTAGGGTTTCTTCCACCATAAAAATCTGCAAATGCTTTTGGATCTTCTTCAAAACCTCTAATTGTGTCAGACATAGGTGCAGGAGCAGTACTTGCATCTGCCGATCTACCTTCAGCTTGACCAAAGTTGTCGTAGTGTTCTTGAGCCAATCTATTCATATTAGCCGTAAACTCTGCCCCCGGTTCTATACCTGCCGCCCTTGTCGCAGATTTTGCCTGTTGCATTACCTGCGGGTTGACCGATAAATAGTATAAAGGATCTATCGGGGCGAATTCAGGTAACCCCGTAGATGGGTTTATCGAACCACGACCGCCCATACTCATAAGCGCCTGCATCTCACGCGGATTAATATGTGCTAATATAGTGTCTCCATCTCTTCCAAGTCTTTGCATTTGTTGCGCGACACCCATAATACCGTTATTCATTATGTCATTCCCTGCACTTGACCACGACCTATGTTTATGAATTCTCTCTTCGAAGGTTCAGCTAAAGATACAGGTGTTGGCTCTTGATTGAACCTATTCCTGTAGGACTGTTTAAACGCTTCGACTGTACGAAAGTTATCTATAATTGTTTGACCAACATCTTCTGCGTAACCTTCCGAAATTAACATATTTAACCCTGAGTTAACACCTTCAACTGGGTCAACGACAGGGCCTTCTTCAACTGGCTTCGGCTCAAAATCCATAAAGTCAACTATACCACCGCCAGCCCTATCCATCTCTCTACCCATTACGGCATCAGGGCCAGTGGTTGCAGCTTGATCCATAATACTAGCTGCATTATCTATTAGTCCTTCTAGACCGGGAGGTCTACCTTTTGCAGTTGTCCCCATAAGACTATTAGCTAAACCATAACCTCGCGATGTATCGTGGATACTGGAGACAGCGTTAACTGCTGCAAGCGCTGGACTGATAAACCCCGCTATTGTAGCAAGACCCCCCGTTAAAGCAGCTGTGCCGGGGTTTTCAGCTCTAAATCCAAAGTCTGTTAAATTATTTAAATCCAATTGAGACTGTGTTGGATCAACAGACAATCTCGCATTCATTGTAGCGTCAATTGCTTTTTCTTTTTCTTCCTTAGTTTTAGTACCCATAATCTCATTTATTTTATCAACATATGACAGACCACTTTGGTCATATGATATTTGATAGCCCTTACTCAAACCTTTTTTAGCTTTAGCCAAATTATCGACCTGCTGTGGAGTAGATACACCCATAGGAACCCCCCTATTAGGGTGAGTTGATACCCCCGTCACACCTGCGAAATCGGAATAACTCATTGAATTTGACCTATCATTCATAGCCGCTACTTCTGCTGGCGTTGCACCAAGATCGGCATCAGCGGGGCCACCTGATGCGTTGGGATCTCCAGCGCCAGCGCCACTACCGCTACCACCACCTTCATTAGGATCATCCTGCCCCGGATTATCCCCTTCAAATGCAGGAAGTCCTGTCATCACATTCTGCTTTGCCTTGGGAAGAATACCCATAGCCTGTGCCATTGCTATTGTTTCTGGATCCATATGCGCAAGTTTAGTGTCGCCACCTTGCCCCATATCCGCTAAATCTTCAGCCGCCTGCATGGGCATTTCCATTGGCATTTGATCCAGCTGGCTCATATCAAACTGCTGATCACCAATGTTTATATTATCCGGCATCGCAGGCTCTGGTTGAGGACTAACCGTCTGCATGATGTCCTGCATAATTTTTTCTTTTTGTTCGGGGGAAAGTTGCGGAACAACCATGCGCAAACTATTACGCATCCTGCTGTTAGCTTCGCCGTGACCTTCTAAGCTTGTGATTCCCTGCATTATAACGACCTACCGCCCAGTGTGCGTTGCAATGTATAACTCGCTTGCGGTTTCTGGTGAAAATTAAACCAACCATCACCGTCATACCCTTGGAATATACCAAGCGATTTATTATAAATAATTGCGCCGACATTTGGATTTATAAGGTTGTCGCGTTCGTTCGAAGTATACGCCTTTGTTGTCTTCCCGTCTAGGATACGAATGCGTCTAGACTGCTCATCGCTATCGTTTTGGGCTACTTCACTAAACTGCCTTGCCCAGTTATTCACATCATTTATAAACTCAGGAAATCTACTCATCTGTATCCACCCGGTGTCACATCCATACGAATATCTCCCAATCTAAAATCATCATTTACACCGCTACAACTTATACGCAGTGACATCTGCCTTGCCTGTACCCTATAGTCTAACTTGCTTGTTGTTTCCGTGACTTGTTGTGATGTCTCTGTTGTTTCAGTAGCAACAGGATAACGTCTATGCTTTACAGTAAAGTCTACAGAACCACCTGAAGAAAGGATCAAGTCAGGTATTATCCTACGCAGTTCCATGACGCGCTCACCATCCTCTAGATCCATAGGGGCTGTCTCGATGTGTGCTTCAAATGCTGCACCGTTTGCATTAGCCGAATCTTCATGCGCGTAAATTATACCGTTCGTATCAACCATCTGAGGCACATCAAATACACCACGGTCTATCATTGCGGTGCGATCAAACGTACCTATAGACCATGTATTTTCTATGTAGTTATATATGACGTAACGATCACACTCATCGGAGTCATGCGGATATAACCACCATATCTCGTTAAACTCAGAGTTATGTGATGCATATACTTTTTCACGTTGTGCCGCCGAAAGGTTATCGAACACATGATCTTGCACAGTGCATTGGATGACCTGTGGTTGACCACCCGCATAAACGAAAAACTGTTTTGTGTTAGACATCCAAAAACATTTACCATCCACAACAGCAAAACCATTTGGGCTGATTAAGCCACACGCGGAACCCGCAAGTTGTATATCGTAGACAAAGTCTATGTCACCGATATGTCTGGCTGTATATAACGCTGTGTCTGTGAAGAGCAGATTAACCAAACGTGTTGATGTTCCAGCTACCAGCTGGTTACCTTCAGATAACACAACATCACCCGCTAAATTTGTTGCTGTGGTGATATAGGTTGAATCATCCTCTTGATCACTAAACATAACCCGCATTGGATTAAAGCTACCCGTCACACCTGCTGCATTCATGTTTGTTCCCAGTAAAAACACATGTCGTTCTGGTGATACAAACATAGAACCTATTTCGCTCGGTGCTATAATCTCGTCATTAGCGTTCTGGTATATCTGTGTCGCTCTCGCGGTTACGTCTAGAGGCCACTTCCACAAACCCTCAAACCGTGGGTTAAATAACAAGTCTTCACCAAACTGTGCCGAACTCACGGTGCGTAACAACAAGCCCGTCGCAGATCTTGCAGATGACCAAGTACTGTCGTTCCAAGTTGACGTGCCCCAGCCAAGACCCGGAACACCAGCAGACCGACCTGTGGTAGCCTCATATGAAAACCCAACCGAACTACCACCACCTGTAGCCCCACTAGATGCATTGCCGGATGCCGTTATTATGTAGGTATTTGCGTTTGTTACACTAGTAACTTGGAATGTAGTATCAAGATCTAAACCACCTACTGCATCACCATTGCTGAACGTCACAAAATCGTTTGCAATCAAGCCGTGACTTGTATGTGTAACTGTTACAGCTGATGAACCACTGACTGTCACAAAAGGATTTGCCCCTAGAGTTCCTGTAGATCTAATGGGTGTAATATTGTATGCCGCGCCGCCAGCCCAGACGTAGTGCCTTAAATTAGTGTGTACAGCAAGATACTTTACCGTCGCGTTGTCACGCCAAGCGAACATGCCTCTCGGCGTTCCGTCTAATGCATCAAAACTTATGGCACTAAACCCACCAATTTTTTGCGCACGACCCCGGCGAAACCGTACATGATCAGCGTCAACAAACGCCGCCGTTTCCTGTGAATACGCTGTGTCGTCTTTGTTGACACCGGGCTGTAATGGTACACGTCTTAACATATAGTTACGCCTTTGATCTGTACTTCTTTGTTTTATCCGCTATCTTTTTAGGTTGCTTGGAGAACTGCTTTCCCTTTGCTGTGTCTTCACGTTTCTTCTCAGTGGTCCTTGCATATTCAGCAGCCGTTAAAT